CACCAGAAAACCCGACCCCGAGCCCGAGCAGTTGATAGCGGACCTGCGTGCCGCTCTCGCCACCATGAGGAGGCAATAGGTGCCGACCACGATCCCCATCCCCACGTCCGCGACCGAGCTGGAAGAAATGCTCGCCGACTCGTCCCGCATGGGACCGGTCCTCCGCGACCCGGACGCCTTCAAAACCTTCATCCGCCGGTACGCGGACACCACCATGACATCCGAGTTCAAGGCCCAGCTGCAGGAGGGCATCGAGGCCGGAATCGTCGATTTCCAGCAGAAGGCCAAGGAAACCGGGGGCGCGCTGCTGCCAGAACAGCGCAAGCACCTCGACCTGGGCCCAGCCGGAGCGAAGAACTCGGCGCAGCGGACCGCATCGTACTGGCCCGACGCCCCCGGCGCCCCCCTGGACAAGCACGGACTGACCCTCACCGACTTCGCGAAGCTCACCTACCACCAGCAGAACGACCCCAAGCTCCTGGAGCTGCGGGGCCGGTACCGCAACGACTACGGATCGGTCGTCCCCGCGGACGGCGGGTTCCTCGTCCCCGAGTCGCTGTCCAGTCAGTTGATGCAGCTCACGCTGTCCACGGCCATCGTGCGGCCGCGAGCGATGGTGCTTCCAATGACGACACAAACCCTCGCGATGCCAGCAGTGGACGAGACCACGCACGTCGGGTCCTTGTTCGGGGGGATCTCGACGCAGTGGGCCGCCGAGGGCGAGGCTTTCGTCGCGTCTGAGGCGTCATTCGGCCGGGTCGTGTTGCATGCTGCGAAGCTCGCAGCCAGGGCCGACGTCCCTTCCGAGCTGTTGACTGATTCTCTGCCGGCGTTCACGGAGTTCATCCAGTCCGCGTACCCGCAGGCGATCGGGTTCGCCGAGGACCAGGCTTTCCTCACCGGTGACGGTGTGGGCAAGCCGCTGGGGGTGCTGTCGGCGGCCTCGCGGGTCACCGTCGCGAAGGAAGCCGGCCAGGCAGCCGACACGATCGTCTGGGAAAACATCGTCTCGATGTACCCGCGGATGCTGGCGTCGTCCCTGGGCCGGGCCGTGTGGGTGGCGTCGATCGATACGTTCCGTGAGCTGTGGACGATGGGCCTGTCCGTGGGCACTGGCGGCGGACCCGTCATGATCAACTACGGGGGTGGGACCAGTTCCCCCGTCCTGACCATCCTCGGCCGCCCCGTCATCCTCGACGAAAAGGTCCCGGCCCTCGGCAACGAAGGCGACCTGTCCTTCATCGACTTCGGGTACTACCTGATCGGTGACCGGAAGATGCTCATGGCCGAATCCAGTGCGCACTTCCGGTTCGGGAACGACGTCGTGGTCTACCGGTTCATCGAGCGCGTGGACGGGCGCCCGTGGCTGCTGTCGTCCGTGACCCCGGCGAACGATTCCGCCGCCCTGTCCGCGTACGTGACGCTCGCCGAGCGCGCCTGACCCTGACCCAGTAGGAGGAGACACCAGTCATGGATGGACTCGGACGACTGTTCGATCTGAGCGTGGGCTTCGTGCCTGTCGACATGCAGACAGCACAGACCGGCAAGCGTTTCCACATGCGCGATTGCCAGTCCCTCACCATGGTCCTGTTCAAGGCCGTCGGAACTGATGGGGACGACCCCATCCTCACGCTCCAGGAACACGACGCCTACACCGGCGGCAACACTGCGAGCCTCGCAGCCATCGACAAATACTGGCTGAAGGCCGAAGCAACCTTGGACGGGGACGAGACCTGGACCGAATACACCCAGACCGCGGCAGCCACCATCACCGACCCCGGCGGAGCCACCACCTCCGCCCAAGAACAGCAGATCCTGGCTTTCACTGTCGAGTCCACAGATCTGACGGAAGGATACGAATGGGTCTCCGCGAACGTCGCGGACGTGGGAGGAAACGCCCAGCTCGGCTGCCTGCTGTACATCTCTCATGACCTGGACGTCCAGCGGGCCCCCGCGAACATGCCCCAGTGGCTCACCGCCTGAGGAGGACAACCCATGTCCATCTACCTGCCAGGCTCCACCTACACGAAGGGCCTGCTGGGCCTGCACGTGGCCCGGGCCACCGCGACCCTGCCCCAAACCACCGCCCACGCCCTCTACACCATCGCCGGAGGACGCATCGCCCTCACCGCGATCATCGGCGAAGTAACAACGATCATCCAGAACCAGGCCAACAACACCAAGCTCGTCGCAAACCCCACCACGGGTACGGACGTCGACCTATGCGCCGTCCTGAACATCGCCGCCGACGAAGTCGGCTGCCTGTACGGGATCACGGGCCTGACCTCCGATGCCCTCGTCGGCTCCAACGCCGGAGCAGCCCCCCTGCAACGCAACCTCCTCGTCCTCCCCGAGGGCACCCTGGACCTGAACTGCGCAGCGTCGAACACGGGCTCGGTCGCCTGGGACCTGTGGTACGTCCCGATCGATGACGGCGCGACCGTTACCGCCGCGTGATGGCCACCGTCCGGGCCCAACAGTGCCCCGCCTGCCGGACCCTGTACCGGGTGGGGGCCCCGGCCTGCCCCCACTGCCGGACCACCGCCCGCAACGCCCAACCCGCCCCCGAGGGCACCACCCAAGCCGCCGTCACCAGCGGAAAAGCAGGCCGGTCCACCCGGGCCCGCGAACGCCGGCGCCCCACCAACACCACCAGGGAGGAGGCTCCTGATGCTGACGAGGACTGACCGGTCCGCGCTCACCGTGCACCTTGCCCCCACCGGCGGCACCACAGACCACCCAGCGCTCGCCGTCACCCAGTCCGCCACGGGCGGGAACGGAGGAGGCGTCCACGTCACCACCGAGAACACGGCGGCCCCGGCCCTCGACGTTTCCGGTGGCACTGGGGTGGAGGTCCGTGCCACCCGAGCCGACCGGGCTCCTCGCGTCGTGGTCGGCTCTGATGGCTCCGTGACCTGGGGTGATGGCAACGGATCCGGGGACGTGACCCTCACCCGGACGGCGGCAGGGGTCATGGCCCTGTCCGGGACTCTCACCACCACCACCGGAGACCAGGCCGTCATCAAGGCCGCCGCTGAGACCATCAACAACGTCGCTGTCCTCCAGGACGACGATGAGCTCCTGGTCGCGGTGGCCGCGGGAGCGGTGTACGCGGTGGAGATCCGGCTCCTGTACTCCGCTGCCGCTGCCGCGGATCTCCAGGTCTCGGTCACCGGTCCGGCTGGGGCGACTCTGCCCCTGATTGTCGATGCGCTGCCCGCCGGGGCCGCGGCCGTCACGGACGCGCACACCGTGCAGATCGGGGCCCTCGGAGATGCCGCTGTCCTGACCATCGGAGCGGTGGCCGCTGGCACCCAGGTCGCTGCCCTGGCTCATGGCCTGCTCACGACGGCAGCGGCCGCCGGAACTCTGCAGGTTCGGTGGGCCCAGGCTGCCGCGGACGTCTCGGATGCCGTCGTGGATGCCGGATCTTGGATCCGGGTCACAAGGATCTCCTGATGGGCTGGGAATCGTTGAGGGGCATCGTGGACGAGGCCCGGGCCCGGGACCGCGAGGAAGAAGAACGGAATCGGAACCCGGTGGATTGTCCGCGATGTGGTGAGCCCCTGTCCGACGGCGGCCCGGACGGGACTGTCCGGTTCTGCCGGTTCGATGGGTGGAGGCAGCCGTGACGGCGTCCCGGCCCTGGTACGCGACCCGGGACATGGTCGTGCAGGCCCTCGACGTCCATCCGACCCCGCGCCTGCACGGGATGATCGACCGTGCCCTGGGCTCGTCCTCGACCCGGGTCGAGGAAGCCTGCCACGGCCTGACCTGGTACCCGTGGATCGGCACCAGCCAGTACGACTGGCCAGATTCAGAGCAGTTCACCGGCCGGGTCCTGAACTTGTGGTCGCAGCGCCTGACCACGGTGACATCGATCACGTCGGGGGGCACGGCCCTGGCCGTGGGCTCCTACCACCTGCGCCCGGACACCGGGCCCCCCTACGACCAGATCCTCCTGGACGAGAACACGGTGCCTGGGTACTGGCAGACCAGCCCCACCACCGGCCGCGAGAACGCTGTGACCGTGTCGGGCCTGTGGGGCCACAGCGCCGACCGGACCTCTGGCCTGGGAGCCCTGGACGGCGCCATCACCGACACGGACGGGACCATCGTCCTGACCTCGGTGACAGATCCGGTGCGCTGCTCGCCCGGGGCGATCCTGTGGATCGACGGCGAAATCCTCCAGGTCAATGAGGCGTCCTGGTCTGACACTGGCATCGACGTAGGGGTCGGGGGCATTGGTGGGGCCGTGTCCGACACGCTCCTGCCAGTCTCCGCCGCTGGGCTGACAGCGGGCCAGGTCATCCTCGTGGGGGCCGAGAAGATGCTGGTCACGGCTGTCGCGACGGGCTCGGTGATCGTGGACCGGGCCATCCACGGGACCGTGATTGCCTCTCACCTCGCGGCCGCGATCGTTCTGGCGCCGTGGACGCTGACGGTGACCCGCGGCGTTCTGGGGTCCACGGCCGCGGCCCACGACACGGCGACCCCCGTGGACGTCCACCGTCCCCCGGCGCTCGTCGAGCAGGCCACGGTGGCCCTGGCGATCGTGGACGTCCAGGAGCAGGCCGCCGGGTACGCGCACCCCGCCGGGACCGGCGGAGCCCAGCAGAACATGATCACCGGGTACGGGGCGGGAAAGCTCCTGGACGCCTGCGTGGCAGCGTTCGCCTCCAAGATCAGGTTCGGGGCCATTTGATGATCGCCCTGGACGTGGACGTTTCCCGGACTGGGCCTCTGCTGGCCGGTCGGGGGGCCCAGGTCGTCGACGAGGCTCTGGCGTACGCCCTGACCCAGGTCGGGCAGGCGGCCTCCGAGGGCGTGCACCGTGTCCTCGACGAGCGCATTCAGCATCCGACGCCGTACTACGAGACGCAGATCACCACTGATCACCCGCCGGGGCAGGTCCGGGTCCATGACCGGGGCGTCGCGTACGGTCCGTGGCTGGAAGGCGTCTCCAGTAGGAACCGGACGACGAAGTTCCCGGGGTATCACGCGTTCGGCCTGACGGCGCAGTCCCTGGCGGGGGGGCGGGCGCAGCGGATCGCCGAAGACGCCGTGGCCCGATACGTGGCCCAGCTGGGTGGTGGCCTGTGACGACGTCGTACGCGACCCTCCGCGACAAGGTCATCACGAAGCTCCTGGGGACCGGACGGTTCCAGGCGGTGAACGGCCACCAGCCTCTCAGCCAGCCGGTTGGTCCGGCGTCGGCGTCCGTGTGGGCCGGTCCCATCGACGTCGTCCCCCGCCGCTCCGGCCTCGACACCGTGAAGTACAGGCTTCAACTTTTCGTGTCGGTGTACGTGCCGCTCCAGGATCCCCTGGACGTCGTCGAGGTCATGGTCGTCGACACGTCCCTGGCGATCCTCGACCTCGTCGTCACCGACTTCCAGCTCGACGGGGCCGTCGACCACGTGGATCTCCTCGGCACGTACGGGGAGCCCGTCGGGTCGAGCCTGGGCTATCTGAGAATCGACCAGCACGACTACCGGACGGCCACCATCACCATCCCCCTCATCCTGGCCGACACCGACGACTCCGACGAAACACCATAGGAGGGCACTGTGGCCAAGCAGTCCGGGCTCGGGGACGCCCTGTACATCGCCGGCTATGACCTGTCCGGTGACTCCAACGACGTCAGCATCTCGTGCTCGACCCCGACCATGGACTCCACGGGCATAAACAAGTCCGCGATGGAGCGCCTGGGCCTGGTCCGGGATTCGACGTTGTCGTGGGCGTCGTTCTGGAATCCGACGGGCGCGCACCCGGTCCTGGCCGCGCTGCCGACCGCGCAGACCCTCGTCACGTACTGCCGGTCCACGGTCCTGGGGGCGCCGGCGTTCTCGCATCAGGCCCTGCAGGTCGGGTACGACCCGAAACGGGGAGCCGATGGGTCTCTGACCATGGCCGTGGAGTCGGTGGGGGCCCAGTACGCGGGGGAATGGGGGATCCAGCTCACCCCCGGGATCCGCACGGACACCGCCGCCGTGGACGGGGCGTCCGTCCACGACGTTTTGGCGGCCACGACGTTCGGCGCCCAGGCGTACCTGCACCTGTTCTCCTGTACGGCGGTGGACGCGACCATCACCGTGCAGGACTCCCCCGACGACGCTGCCTGGTCCGATCTCGTCGCGTTCACGCCGGTGGCGACCGGGTCGGCCCCCACCTGGGAGCGCGTCGCCACCTCGGCCACCGAAACCGTGAACCAGTACCTGCGGGTCATCACGAGTACCACGGGGGGTATCACCAGCTTGGCGTTTGCGGTGATGGTGGACCGCAACGTCGTGGCCACGGTGTTCTGATGAGCAGGCAGCGCCTGATCGGCCGCGGGGACGACGCGGGGGCGTATGTGACGTTCTCGCTGCGGCAGCCCCGGGCCACCCACACCCGCCCGGCCACCTGCGAAGAAGCCGACTGCGCATGGTGGCGGACCGGGTTCAAGATCGTGGCTGACGAGCGGACGGCCCTGGGCCGCGAGCGCGCCCTCTACCTGCGGTCCCGGGTCCACGGCCGCCCCTACACCGAGCGCCGGGACGAGGCCGGGCGGACCCTGTTCGCGTTCCCGGCCGGGACGCGGTGTTTCGCCGAGCATCGCGTGAGCCTGGAGCGCCCGGTCCTCCACCTCATCCGGCCCGGGCTGGCCTGGTCTCCTCGGGGATCCACGTACACGACAGCGGCTGCCGAGTGGCACGACCGGCTCGGCGAAAACCAACAGAACCTCAGGGATCTCCAACAGAAAGGGTGGTGACTTGTCATGGCCAAGACCAGCGGTATTGGTTGGACCAAGCTGGAAATCGACGACGCCGGGGGAACCGCGCGTGAGCTGAAGAACGACGTCCTGTCCCTGGACCTGTCGACACCGAGGGCAAACTTCGACGCCACGGGCTTGGACAAGGCAGCGATGGAACGGATCCTGGGCCTGGCCGACGCCACCGTGTCGCTGACCATGGCCTTCAACCCGGAAGCCGACAAGCAGCACGCGGTTTTCCGGACGGCGTCCTCGGGTTCGACATCTCGGACCGTGAGCCTGGAACACTCCTCCCAGACCCTCGTCCTCGAAACCCTGATCACAAAGTACGACCTGAAACGCGGGAACGACGGCGGTCTGGAGCCCTCATCCGAGCTGGTCCTGTCCAACGGCACGGCCCCGACGTGGGGCCCGTGATGACGGAGACCGCCGGTCCCGGCTATGTCCGGACCAAACCAGTCCTCGCCTTGACGTTCGCCGATGGGCTCCTGGAGGGCCTCGTCGTCCGCCTGCGCTCGCAGTCAGCGACCCGGTTCCTGGAGTTCAGCGAGGTCCTGCAAGGGATCGGGAAACGCGAGGCCATGAATCCGATCATCGACGAGCTCGTAGAACATCTGATCGGCTGGAACATGGTCGACGAGGACGGGGAACCGGTTCCGGCCACCCGTGACGAGTTGATGGCCATGCCCATCGAGTGGGTCACGACCCTGGCCCTGCACTGGATGGAAACGGTGTCGGGCAGGGTCACGGGTGGTAGCCCTTTGGGCGTGAGCTCGCCCAGTGGCGTGCCCTCGGCGGCCGCGGTGCCAGTGCTGCCGATGGAGAGCCTCTGAGGATGCCGGTCCGCGCCCAGCACGCGCGCACCATCCTCGCGCTCGCCGAGCGGTTCGGGCAGTTGCCGTCCACGATCGCCGCCGAACCCGCGCACTTGTTGTTCCCGCTCCTGGAGTTGGAACACCTGTCCACCACCACCCAGAACCAGGAGGTGACGATCGATGGCCTCGAATGAGATCGCGATCGTCATCACGGGGGACAACCGGTCTCGGCCGGCGTTCGATCAGGTCGCGGACACTGCGGATCGTGCTGTCACTGAGGTCGTCGAGAGTGTTCGGGCCGGGGTTACCGCTGTCCTGGGGGCTCTGGATCGGGCTACTGCTGGCCTGGGTGGGGATTTCCAGGACGCCGGGCAGGCCGCCGGGGACGCCCTCGTCGAGGGCATCGCCACGAATATTCGAGACCTGCCGTCCGAGGTGGGGCGGTCCGGGGCTCGGGCCGGGTCCGAGCTCATGGACAGCATGGCCGAGCGGGTCCGGGCTGGTTCACGGGATGTCCAGGCGGCGGCGGAGCGGTCGGTGCGGGGGGTGTCCGAGGCCGCCCGCGACGCCGGAACCAAGGCCGGGGACTTTCTGAAAGAGAACATGGCGGCGGGGGCCGCGGCGGCGGGGGCCGCTGCCGGGGCTCTCCTGGCGTCGTCGGTCACGACGGCTCTGGAGCTGGGGGGCGCGAAGGCGAAGTTGGCGGCGGAGTTGGGGGGGGATGCGTCGTGGGCGGCGGAGGCCGGGGGCATCGTCGGCGACGTGTACGGCCGCGGCGTCGTCGAGTCGTTCGACGAAGCCGCCACGGCGTTCAAAGCAGTGTGGCGGTCTGGGTTGTTGCCGGAGGATGCGACGGGCGGGCAACTGGAGGCCCTGACCGCGAAAGTCTCCGCGCTGGGGGTGGCGTTCGGGGAGGACGTCACGCCCCTCGCCGCCGCCGCCGGAAAAATGATCAAGACGGGGCTGGTCCGGGACGGTGCGCAGGCCCTGGACATCCTCACCAAGGGGATGCAATCGAACGCCAACGAAGCCGGAGACCTGTCCGACACGTTCATTGAGTACTCGACGCAGTTCCGGAAATGGGGTCTGACGGGGGAGCAGGCTCTGGGGATGCTCGGGCAGGCCATGCGCGCCGGAGCCCGCGACAGTGACATCGCCGCCGACGCCATCAAAGAGTTCGCCCTGCAGGCGATGACGCCCATCGAAAAATTGGACAGCAAGGGCCGCTTGCAGTTGACCGAGGTCGGGGCTTCGTTCCGGGCCGTGGGCCTCGACGGGTACGCGGCCCAGAAGATGATCGCTGCGGGGGGGGCGTCTGCGGCGTCGGCTCTGACCAAGACGTTGGCCGGTCTGCGGGGCATCGAGGACCCCATCGAACGCGCCCAGGTCGCGACCGCGCTGTTCGGGACGCAGGCCGAGGACCTCGGGGACGCCCTGTACGCGATGGACCCCTCCACGGCCGTGAAGTCCCTCGGGCAGGTCGCCGGAGCAGCCGACCAGGTCGGGAAAACCCTCGAAGAGTCCCCGGCCGCCGCCCTGGAGAGCTTCAAACGGCAGGTCGACAATCGGCTGACCGAGGTCGGGGGCAGGTTCATCAAGTTCGCTACCGAACATTCGGCGGTGTTCGGTCCCCTGGCTGCGGCGATCGGGGGCATCACCCTCGCCCTCCTCGGCACGGCGGCCGCCGTCACCGTCGTCAACGTCGCGATGGCCGCGAACCCGATCGTGTTGATCGTGGCGGGCATCGTGGCGGCCACGGTCGGCCTCGTCGCGGCCCTCCTGTACGTGTGGAACACCCAGGACGGGCTCCGGCAAGCTTTCTCCGACACATGGAATGCCGCCAGTAGCGCCGTGACCACGGCCGTGAGCGTCATCGGCACCGGCCTGACAGCGGCCGGGGCCTGGTTCGCCGCCCTTCCCGGCCTGGTCGGCGCGAACATCGGACGAGTCCCTGGGATCGTGGGCGGTTTCCTGACGCAGACCGCGAACACGGCCGCTTACCTCGCCGGCTACGGCGTCGGCCTGGTGGTCCGCGAGTTCGTGGCGCTCCCCGGCCGTGTCGTCTCAGGGATCATGGGAATCCCCGGGGCTGTCGGCGGCATCCTGTCCTGGACCGCTTCAGTTGCCGGGACCGGTGCGAGTAGGGCCGTGTCCTGGGCCACCAGGGTGTTCTCCGGTGCCCCCGGACGGATCGGTTCAGCGCTCAGCAGCATTCCCAGCAGAGTCCAGGGAGCCATGGCCGGTGCCGGGTCCTGGCTGTACCGGGGCGGGCAGGCCGTCGTCCGGGGAGCGATCGACGGCATCCGGTCCATGGGCTCCGCCGCCGCGAACGCCGTCTCGGACATGGGCTCGAACATGGTGTCAGGGTTCCGGGACGCCATCGGATGGCACTCCCCCGCCCTGAAATTCGTCGAGGGCGGGAAATCCATCGTCGAGGGCCTCCACAAGGGCATCGTGTCGAGTGCGAGCAGGGTCACGGATGCCATGGGCGTCGTGGACTATGCCCTGGGCCAGTCCCGGCGGGTCATGGCCCTCGTCGAGGGACGCACCAGCACCGGAGGCCGGTTCGGGGACATCCTGGCCGGGGGCCGGAGGATCATGCAGACGGTGGAGGCGCAGAACGCCCGCACCAGGGCAGCCTCCGCTTCCTCCTACTTCGGCACCGGCCTGGGCGGGCAGAACGTATCGATCACGATCCGGTTCGAATCCGGGGGCGGATCCCTGGAAGACCTGATCATCCAGCTCCTCCGCAAGCGAATCAGGGTCGAGACCGGCGGGAACGTCCAGGCCGCCCTCGGGAGGGGCTGACATGGCCTGGCCGGAGACGATCCTGCCGGTCCGGGTCGGCCTGGACGTGTCCGGGACCGACACGAACATCACGTCCTGGGTGTACAGCAACCGTGCCCTGCCCCGGATCATCCGGGGCCGGTCCGATGAACAGTCCTCGCCGTCCCCGGGATCGGTCGACGGCCTGATCCTGAACAACCGGGATGCCCGGTTCTCGCCCCGGGTTCCGGGGTCACCGTGGTACAGGATGATAGGTCGGGGAACTCCCCTGACCATCGGCCTCCAAGGGGCCCCCACTCGCCTGGTCCTACCCGGCACAAAAGGCGACTTGATCGACTCCCCGGATTCGGCGTCGTTGTCAATCACGGGTGATATTGAGGTCCGGGTAGATGCCCATCTGATCCTGTACCGGGACACGAGCTGGTACCTGGCCTCGAAATGGGACTCGGCCGGGAACCAGCGGTCCTGGCTGCTCCGCGTCGAATACGACGGGACGCTGCGCTGGTATTGGACTGCCGACGGGTCCACCCAGCTGTACGCCGCCTCCACCGTGCCCCTCGAAACCAGGACCGGCCGGGTCGCGGTAGCCGTCACCCACGACGTGAACAACGGCGCCGCCGGGAACACGGTCCGCTTCTGGACGGCGCCGTCGATGGACGGGCCCTGGACAGCACTGGGGAATCCCGTGGTCACGGCGGGAACCACGAGCCTGTACGACTCCACGGCCGGGACAGAGTTCGGGGGTGCGTCTCAGCTCGTCACCCCGGACGCTGTCGGCTACCTGCACGGGTGGCAGCTCTGGTCGGGCATCGCTACCGCCGGCGGAACCCTGGTGTCCGGGATGGACCTGGCCGGGGAAGCCGCCGGGGCAGCGACGGTCTCCGACGGGACCCGAACCTGGACCCTCCGCGGAGGGACAGCCCTGGTCGACGTGGATCCTCGGGGGGCCGCTGAGGTGGCGTCCCTGACTCCCCGGTGGGACACCACGGGCAACGATGCCACCGTGCTCCCGGATGTGGCGGGGGTGCTGCGACGTCTGGGGACCGCGGGGTCATCTCTGCGGTCGGCCCTGTACCGGTCGATCATCGGCGGGCAGAACCCGGACGCCTACTGGCCCTGCGAGGACGGCTCCCAAGCAACGTCCCTGGGTTCCGCGGTCCCCGGGGTCGAGCCGATGCAGATTTCCGGGGCCCCGGCCCTGGCCTCGGACTCTGCGATCCCAGGGTCCGAGCCGCTGCCAGTCCTCAAGGACGCGCAGTTCACGGGGAGACTGCTGTCGCCGTATTCGGCGACGGGCCAGTGCGCCGTGCAGTGGGTGATGCACGTCGATACCACGTCGGTGACTCCGGCCGGCGGCCAGACCATCATGAGCGCGTACCTGACCGGAGGGACTGTCAGCCGGTGGGAGCTGTCCTACCGGACGGGCGGCGGCCTGCGCCTACTGATCTACGACCTGGCTGGGACGATCATCGCGGACTCCACCACGATCACGTTCAATCTGGATGACGAGATCGAGTTCGTGCAGGTCAGTCTCGTGGACAACGGCCTGGGAAGCATCGACTGGCGGGTCATCGTCATCTTCGCCGGTCAGGTAGTAGCCCTGTACGGGGCCGGGACCGTGGCCGGCTACACGACGGGAGGAGTGAGGGTCGTCCGCGTGAACGAGGGCGGGGGCCTGGTCGACGTGACCGTCGGGCACGTGTACGTCCGATCCGCTGATGTAACCACCGAACACGACCTCGGGATGTCCGTCGGAGGATGGGCCGGTGAGACAGCGGCCGAGCGGATCAGGCGACTGTGCGCCGAGGAGAACATCGTCGCGGACGTCCGTGGCCTGCCCGGGTTGACTCCGGTCATGGGGCCGCAGCCGCGAGCGACTCTCCTGGAAGCCCTCACGGAATGTGAGACAGCGGACGGGGGCCTGCTGTACGAGCCGCGGGAGTGGGTCGGGGTCGGGTACCGGACCCTGCGGTCGATGCTCGATCAGGACCCGGCCGTGTCCCTGTCGTATGCCGGGCACCAGCTGTGCCCGCCGTTCGAGCCCGAGGTCGATGACCAGCGGGCTCGGAATGATGTGACGGTCCGGCGCCCGTCGGGGTCGATGGTCCGGGTCGTGGACGTGACGGGGCCGATGGGTACTACTGAGATCGGCGTGTACGCCGAGGACGTCCAGGTCAATGTCCAGACGGATGGTCAGCTCTCGGACGTGGCCGGGTGGCGTCTCTACCAGGGCACTGTCACTGAGCCACGTCTGCCGAGGCTGACCGTGAATCTGGGGACGCCCGAGGTTCTGGCCGACGCCACCGTCTCCGAGGAGATCCTGGCAGCGGACATCGGTGATGTCCTGGAGATCACGGGGCCGCCGGCGGAACTGTCTGCGGATCCGGTGCGGTTCCGGGTCACGGGTCTCACGGAGTCGATGGCCCAGTACCAGCACGTCGTGGAGGCGTCCGGGGGCCCGGCCGCTGGCCTGGACACCGGCTTCTACAACCCAGAAATCACGTTTGGTGACGATTTTGAGTCGGGGGGGACGGCGGCGTGGCCCACGGTCACGGGGACAGTGACGGTGGTCGCGGGGGCTGCTCGGGCGGGCTCGTACGGGCTACGGCTCAGTCCCGGGGCCGGGGCTGCGGCCACGGTCGCGACCTCGACCACGAAATGGGATCAGGACATGGTCTGGGGGACGATGGCGTGCCGGTTCCGGATCAACACGTTGACCGCGTCGGGGACCTCGATGGACCTGGTGACCCTCCGGACCACGGCCGCGGCCGGACACCTCGACTTCTTCGTGCACTCGACGACGCGAACGTTCTGGTTCGATCTGGTCGGAGGATCCTCGGAGTACGACACGGGGATCACCGCGGACGTCGGGGTCTGGCACGACCTGCAGTTGCGCGTGTTCTACGGGGACACCCGGTGGTGGGCTTGGGTTCAGCTGGATGGTGTCGAGTACGGGCCGCTCACCCAGGCCACCGCCACGCCCAGCTTTGTGCGATCCCTGCACCTGGGAACCGCCTCGACAACGAAAACGTACGAGATCGACGTGGACTCGGTGGTGGTGGTGGTGGGGGACCAGCGGCCGCCGTCGTGGTGGGAGGTGTGCTCCCGGTGGGACACCAACAGCTCGACCCTCACGGCTGGGATCACGGACACCGCCACCACGATCCAGGTCACGACACCAGCCGGTGACCCGGTCTGGACCACGGACGAGGAGAACCTGCCGTTCGATGTGCAGGTGGACGGTGAGCGGATCCGGGTCGAGGCCGTGACGGGGGCTGCGTCCCCGCAGACCATGACGGTGACCCGGTCCGTGAACGGCGTGGTCCTGGCGCACGACGCCGGGGCCCAGGTCAGTCTGTGGAAGCCCTCGTACTACGCCATCCTGTGAGGAGTCATTGTGGTTTCTGCTGGGGACCGGATAAAAGCTGGTGATCTTGCGGCCCTGGAGTCCGTGGCGTGGACGTCGTTCACTCCGACCTGGACGAACCTCACCCTCGGAGCAGGGGTCGGCACGTACTCGTACTGCAAGATCGGGCGCCTGGTGGTGGCGTCGTACGAGTTCGTCCTGGGGGCTGGGTCGGCGGTGGGCACGGGCCCGTATGCGACGCTTCCGGTTCCCGCGGCCGCGAATCAGTTGATTGCGGGGGTGGCGGAGTATCGGGATACGTCGGCGTCCGGCGTGTCCGCGGGCCTGGCCCTACTGTCCGGGAGCGTGATCCTGATGTGTCGTCTGGTGGAGACGCGGACGGCGGTGACGGCGACAACACCACACACCTGGGCGACCACGGACATCATCCGGGCCTCGGTCGCCTATCAGTCGGCCAGCTGACTACAGCTGGAACGGTGGCGTTTGGAGGGCGGCCTGCGCGGCGGCTTCCCCAGCAGCTTCCCAGGCGTTCCCGATCTTTGTTGATTCCTGGTCGTCCCAGGCCGGGAGGTCCGCGCCCGTAATGGACTTTCCACCGACGGCGACGATGTATGCCTCGTACGCGATCTGGCCATAGGTCTTCACGTCCCGTAGACCGGATTCGAACCGGTAGCCGGCGGGCCCCGTTGGGGGCTTACGCTGCTCGTCTCCTTGTTGCGTCTGCTACGGGTACTCGTCCTTGTGCTCGGGAGGACGAGCATCCAGGCCCCCGGTGAGCCAACCGGGGACACTGGCACCACCGGATCACCCTACCCACTACACGGGCCAAGACCTCGCCAGCACGTCCCGGGCCTCGTCATGACGGCCCTGCGAGTCCAGGTAGTCGGCGAACGACTCACGCTGCTGCCGGGCCCACCCGGTCTGCTTTTCGTGGAGCTGCGCAGCAGACTGCTGAAGCTCGTTGCGTTGGAGCTGGGACCACGCGATCTTCGCCGCTGTCAGGGCGTCCGCGCACGCATTGTGATCCTCGGCCTGCCGATCGATCTGGTGGACATCGGCGACTGCGGACAGGGTCCGCTTCCCCCGCCGGTACCGGTCCAGGTGCCGATCCAGGACCATCGGGTCAATGACCGGCCGGGACATCGTTCTGAGATGGGTGCTGCCGAGATGCCGGGATTCCTCAGCCTGCAGAATCCCCAGATCGAACGGCGCATTGAAGATGACCAGGGGGAGTTCTGCTGTGGCGGGAGACAGTAGGAGGTCGATGATCTCGCCGAGGACGTCGACAGGGGGATGTCCGTGTTTTGCTGCCATGGTGTCGGTGATGCCGTGGATGGTCTGGGCGGCGGCCGGGATCGGAACTCCTGGGTCGACCAGCCACTGGCAGACCCAGCCTCCCTGGTTTGGTCCGGGGCCTTCGACAGCGACCAGGGCCACGGTCACGATCCGGTCGTGGGCGGTATCGCCTCCAGTGGTTTCGGTGTCGAGGGCCAGGAGCGGTGGTTGTGGAGAGGTTCCCCAGTCCGTGGTCTGCCAGGTCTCGGGGTCCCAGCCGTGTCGGGACTGGGACAGAAGCAGGAAGGCGGACAGTTCTTCCTGTGGTGTGAGAGTGGTGGGGTCGGTCATCGGGTCACTTCTCCAATTTCTGGACTCTGTTCTCGATTTCTTGGAGACGCTTCAGGGCCGTGGACAGCTGGTTCTTGATCTCGACGATGTCGTTCCTTATGGCGAGGACTCCGATGTAGGCCCCTCGGAGGGCATCCTGCACGTCGAAGGAGTGCTTGTCTTTGCTGGTGGAGACCTTGTCGTCGAGGTTCATGTCGTCGTCCTCCTGGTGGTGTCCGGCTCGTAGGGCGATGGCTCTACGGATGATCTCATTGCGTTGGGCGGCGCGGATCGGGCCGGGGCAGGCGTGCCCGCCCCACGCGGCTCCGCCCATGGAGTGGGTCCCGATCCCGCTGCCGGAGGGGGACGACGCTATCTTGTCCCGGGCTCCGCACCAGACATGCCATCTGGCCAAGGCGTTGAGCTGCGCCTCGGTCAGGGACTCATCGTCATGGCCCTCCGTCTCACAGGACCACCCCCATCCGTTGCCATTTCTCTGTGCCCACGAGAAGCGGCGAAGGTCACCGTACTGCTCAACCTGCCCCTTCTTCCCGAACCACAGATGCGAGAATCGGAGGTTTGTTTTCAGGTCCCCGAACCACCTCAGGGAGTTGTTGCCCTCGGCGACATGCAACACCCAGCTATGGGGTTTCGAGGGAAACAGGGGGACACGGTCAACGCCACGTTCGTGCTGGTAGTTCCAGGGAACGATTAACTTTTCTGCTGGTGGGTAGAACGCGGTGATGCCCATGTCTTGGCCCTCTCTGTGGCCTGGCAGTCATAGGGGTCACGGTACGGGGAGGGGCCCACACCCGGACCGGGTGTGGGCCCCCTTGGTGGCCCGCTCTGAACGCTGGCCCCCGATGGTGAGGTAGTGAGAGTCAGCTCACCGTCACCGTGACAGTCTGCTCAGCCGGGGAGTAACCCGGGGCGGTGACCCGCGCGGTGAAAGTCTGGGCGCCCTTCGGGACACCGGTCACGGCCCAGCCAATGTACGAACCAGTACCGGAGCGGATGAGGCCACCGTTCCGGTAGATCTTCCAGGTCCCACGGGTACCTGCGATGTGGACCCACACGTTGCCCTTGCCCTTGGGCCGGACAATCAGCTCACTGACCACCGCCTGGGGGGTCGGGAGCTTGTCCAGGACCTGGACGGTGCTGTTCCCGGTGGTCCGGGTCAGGTCCTCGGTGATGCCCCAGGCACCGTTGCCGTTGCGGTCCAGGGACGCCACGACCCGGAACTCCCCGGTGTGACGGATGACCTTGTACCCGTGTGCCTTCGCGGGAAGATCCCGCGAACCGGTCACGGTAACGGTCTTCGCCGCGGTGAACTTGGGGGTCTGGCCGAGCTGGTTCCGGCCCAGGTCCTGGTCAAGGGCGTCACCGGGGTCGGTCGAGGAGAACCGCAGGCCCAGCAGGATCGCGGTCTTCTCGGCCAGGACCCCGACGCCGGAGGAGCTGCCCCTTGCGTCGACCTTGGTCAAGCCAGTGTTGACGGTGCCCACGGCCGACCCGCCGACCGCGATCGCGGACGGGGACCCGGTGACGCCGGGCTTCCAGTCGTCCACCAGGGCCGCCTGGGTCTTGGCGTAGGCGTCCTTGATGGTCAGGGTGATGGTCTGCCCGACGACGTCGTCGTCAGTCCCGGCCTCTTCGCCGGGGTCCACGAACCGGAGCTTGTACTCACCGGGGGTGACAGCTGCGACGCACACGTTCCGTCCGCCGGTGCGCAGGACGGACCCGGTGTTGATCGGGGCTGGGGTTCCGGCGACGGGCAGATCCAGGGCGCGCCACCCACTGGCGGGCACGGCAGCCGAGTTCGACTGCACCTGCCGGTACAGCAGGCGAGCATGATTCGGCAGACCACTCGGGTCCACGTCCTCGTGCTCCGTGTACGACAGGTAGTCGAGACGGAGCTTCTTGATGCTGCGGGAGTCGGCGACGCGGACGCAGGTTGTGGCGTCCGCCACCCGGGCCGGGAGCGTGGTGCTGGTCCCAGCCGCGGCCCAGTTCAACGCCGTCAACGACGTCGAGGACGGGGAGTACACGAGCTGCGCTGCCGCGCTCGACGACAGCTGGGATGCCACGAGGGCGCCACCAGCTACGACGGCCGCCGCGCTACCGAGCGCCACAGCCTTCCGAGTCTTACTGATCACTGTTATCTCCTACGATGTGGTTGCTGAATCTTCGGCCCCGCACCCTGATCCGAGTGCGGGGCCGAATCTCATCCTGCCACGGGCCACCGTGGCCGCGGGCAGGGTGCTGTCAGACAGTGACGACCAGGGACACCACCCAGAGCCACCAGACATGCCAGGACTGGTCCAGGGCGTAGGCCCCCGTCCCAGCCGGGGCAGCAGCGGGATCCCCGAGACGGTAGAACTCGCTCTTCCCGACCCGGGTGGCCAGGGCGGCGAGGGTGGTCCGGCGGTCGGCCCAGTAGTGCGTGGTCGCGTCGAGGGCCAGGCCGACGGCCAGCGGTACCGAGGACGGCTCCCATCCCGTGGCCACGACCAGGACCAGGAGGGCAGCGGTCTTGACCCCGGTGACGGTCAGGACGTGGGCCCCGCAGGCCCGAGCCCCGGCCCGCCCGGGCTGTCCCTTGGTCTGGGCCTGCCGGGGGGTCTGGGCCCAGTGGTCCCCCACGGAATGGGCTACCAGGAGGGTCACGAACACGGCTGCGAACGCGCTCATCAGAAGTCGCCCTTCGCGACCTGGGCGCAGAACAATCCCTGTGTCCGCCACATGTCGACGCACTGCTGACGGTCATCGATAACTCTCAGTGGCTCGTCCTGTTTCTCATCGGCCTCCATCGTTTCCCAGATGGCCTGCAGGATCTCGCTCTTCACCATGGCGTCCGGTGCCCGGTCGCCGGTCTCGCGCATGTGGAGCTGCGAGAACGGGACCTTGTGGTCCAGGAGCCACTGCGCGGTCTGAGCGCAGCAGCAGTCCATGCGCCCGGACACGACGATGATCTCGTGCCCGGCAGCGGCCAGGGCCTGGACGAGTTCGATGACGGGGCGGTTCGGTTTGTCCTCTCCGACGCGGGACCAGTCGTAGGGGCCGCGCAGGCCTCGCAGGGCGAGCGTGCCGTCCACGTCGACGATCCACGTGCTCATGGTTTTTCCTCCGTGGTGGGGGTGTGGGTGGCGTTGGAGCGGGAGGCTTCGACTTCTCCGCCGCAGGCCCAACAGATGGCGACGACCTCGACCAGGCACCCGTCATCGAAGGAGTTCCGCCACTTGCAGGCGTGATGCTTCCAGTCGGTCTGGTGGCCGCACTGGCAGGAGTACGGGCCGCGTTCGGGCACTGGCCGGTAGGTGGGGCGGCGGGGAACGTCCGTGTACGTCACGGACACCCTTACCTCCCACCGGGTCGACGGCCCGTGATCGGCGGGCGCGGTATCGGTGCGCTCCAGGACCAGGTCCCCCGGGACAGGCCCAGGAACGGCGTTCCACGTCCACGGCCCGTCCCCGATGTCCAGGTGCTCCTGGGCCGCGAGCGCGCGGGCGAGGGCCTCGGCCAGAAGACCTGCGGGCATCCTGTCGGTCATGGCGTGCCCAGGCCATGGCGGCGGGCCAGTTCCCGGATGACGTCGGCACCGACCGACGGAGTCCGGGCAGCGTCCCGGCGGACGCACTCCTCGACCGGGACCGTCCGAAGGTCCTTGACCACGACTCCTGCCTCGACCTCCCGGGCAAGATCGACGAGGTGGTAGAGGGACCAGGGGGTCAGGTTCGTCGCATCGGCGACGAGAACCGCCGCCGCCTTACCGTGGAAGAACGCCCGCGTCCGAATGTCGACTTCGATGGTCACGGCGTCTTCCTGGCTGCGTGTTCCGACGCCTTTTTCTCCGTGGGCGACGATGCCGAATTCCTTACGGATCTGGTCGCGGGACAGGCGTACGGCGGGCAGGCCCTCCAGGACCAGGCCAGCGCAGAGATCGATGGCCCAGGTCGTCTTGCCTGACCCGGGGAGGCCGATGGTAGGGATCAAGAGCCGGGATCCCAGATCGAAGATCGTCATGCTGTTTCCTGTTCTCTGATGCGTCGGAGGGACCGTTTGGCGGTGGATTCGCTGACGGTGCGTCCGAGGGTGGGTTGTCCGGGGAGGGGGGTGCCGGTGGTAGCGGCTCGGATGATCTGGGTGGTGGTGTGGCCGGCTGCCCTGGCTGTGTGGACCCAGGTGTCGAGGTCGGTGACCCCAGTGATGGGGGTCACGGGGGTCACGGTGGGTTCAGGGGTCACGGTGGGTTCAGGGGTCACCGGAGGGGTCAGGGGGTCACTGGGTTCACGGGGGTGACCCCTCGGGGGGGTCACGGGAGGGGTCACGGGGTCAGAGGGGTCAGGGGTCAGCTGACGGTGACCCCTCCGAGGGGTCACCGGGGGGGTCACGGTGACCCGGTCAGGGGTCAGACCACGCCGGGGATCAGTCAGCTCCAGGACCAGGACCCTCCACTGCCCCAGCGTCCGCCGAGGAGACAGGACGACCCGGATGACCCTCGGCCACGGCACCGGGACCGGGGCCGGAAGGCCACGACGCCGCATGACCTGCCGCCGGAGCTCGCCGAGGATGACCTCCCACGCGAGGTTCGCTGCCACGGGGATTCCGGCTGCGATGACCAGGGCGACCTGGTCGTGGGGGCTGGTGGTTCCCAGGCGCAGGGCCGCAGCGGCCAGGTTCGAGCAGCTGGACGCTGCGATGGCCAGGCCGGTACCGGCGCGAGCTCCGAGGGCGGCCCGGCCGTCCAGGCTCGCCGCGAACGACACGGCGGCGAGCGCGAGCGCCAGGCCGTCGAGGACGACGGGCAGGAGCCAGGGCACGTCGAACGCGAGCTCACGGGCGAGGTCGGTCTGTTCGCGGAACGACCAGACGTCGCCGGCTACGACGACGGTGAGGACGCCGAGCAGGGCGAGGGCCATGACCGGGGAGATGACCCGTTCACGGGTCGCCCGGTCACGGGTCACGGGGGGGGTCATGGTGTCTCCGTGGTGGGGGTCAGGGGTCAGAGGGTCAGAGGGTCACGGGGGGGGTCACGGTGACCCGGTCAGGAGGGGTCACCGGGGGGGTCACCGAGGGGGTCACGGTGGGTTCAGGGGTCACGGTGGGGGCCACCGGGGGGGTCACGCCCT